AACCTAGAGGGACGCATTACCCGATTGGAAACCCGAGTTGACCAAATCTACACACTCCTTTGCGAGAAGAAGTAGAAATTTATTTGCAGCATTCTGCGTAGCACTAGCAGGAAATCTTTTCTTTTTATCATATGCTAGAGCGGAAGAACCAGCACCAGTAGTTACTACAATTGTAACTCGTGGTGGAGATGACGTGTCCTATCAGATTCCATTGACTGTAACAGTTGTCTATGATGGAACCACATATCAAAATGTTTATGCAACAACTAACTCAGTTATCACATTTGGCAGACCCGATGGAACCTATTGGGATTACCCAGTAACTCCATCTATCTCAATTGAATCTCGTGACTGGTGGGCATTGCCTGACCGCATGCCTGATACTCACTTCATTATCAATGTGAGTGAAGGTGGATTTCAAGTAGATGGCGCATACCGTCCATATGGTATGATGACTGGTGACGTCACTAGCATTATCATTACTGCACAGATTCAAACAGATGGAGCCGTTGCATATTCTTATTCAACCAATGGACCATTGCAAGGCAATGAGCGTACAGGTGCTCGTTTAACTGACGGCACAGTTGTAACTCTAGAACAAGCAGGTGTAACTCAAGTTGCCGTTCCTGTTGTATTGGAACCTGTCCCTGTAGTGCCAACTCCAGAGCCTATCCCAACACCAACTCCAGAACCTACGCCAACTCCTGCTCCTGAACCTACACCAGTGCCAGTACCGCAACCTGAGCCACGTCCACGTCCAGAACCAGTAATCGATATTGCACCAGAAGTATTACCTCCAGCAGAAGAACCTCCTGTAGTTGTTGAACCACCTATAGAAGAACCGCCTGTTGAACAGCCACCTGCAGAGGAACCACCTGCAGAGGAACCACCAGCGGAAGAGCCACCAGCGCCTGTAGAGGAACCACCTGCACCTGTTGAAGAGCCTCCTGCGCCAGCAGAAGAGGCGCCACCAGTCGTCACAGAAGAATCGACACCTGAAGAGATTGCAGTAGCGGTAGAAGCCCTTATTGCAGCAGCAGATGGTGAAGCAGTAACAGCAGAAGCAATTGCAGAAGCAGGTCTTACTTATGAAGACTTGCCACCTGATACTCCTGTTGAAGTCCGTACTGACGCACATGGAAACGAAGTAATCATTACTGCCGAAGTTGCAGCAGCACTTGAAGTACTTGAATCTCCGTCAGAATTTATTAGCGCAGTCTTTAGTGACCCAGCGCAAGCATTACTTGCATTAGCAAGCATTGGTGCTGATATGTCTCCAGAAGAAAGAAAGCAATCTACTGAGACAGTATTGGCAGCAGTAATCGTGGGACAGATAGCAACACAGTCAGCAGTTGCAGCAGCAGCATCCGCTGCAGCAGCATCATCCACGTATAGGAGAAAACCTTAATGAAAAATATACTTTCAGATTTCCTTAACCAGGCTTGGACCTTGTTGGGAATGTTTGTCGCTTGGGTCGTACTAGATGGCTCGGCAAAGACGGTAGTCGGCTATGCCATTGTTATAACAACTCTCCTATGGGTTGTCTCATACAAGGCACGTAATCTAAAGGATGATAATGAAGACGGACAAGTTTCCTAAATGGTTCCACGATAACAACACCATCACTGATTTTGAGAATGGTCTTGAAGAGTTTAAAGGTAAGAAGAATCTTAAGTTCCTACAGATAGGTGTCTTCACAGGCAACGCATCTGCTTGGCTCTTAGAGAATATCCTTACTGACCCTAGTTCAATTTTAGTAGATGTTGACCCTTGGTGTGGCAACTTAAGACACGAATCAATTTATGATTGGTTAGAAGTTGAAGCAGCATATGATGAACAAGTATTGCCTCACGGCAAGAAAGTTCACAAGCATAAGGCATTTAGCCAAGAGTGGCTTAAAGAGCATCGTGATTCTGAGTATGACTTTATCTATATTGATGGAGACCACGTACCAGAGGCAGTTACATCTGACGCAGTCCTGTCGTGGGACTTGCTTAAGGTCAATGGCATTATGGCATTTGATGATTATGAATGGGACCATCCAGATGGTACCGATAAGAACCCAAAGCCAGCAATTGATAAGTTCCTGAAAGACCACAAAGATGAAATAGAAATCCTGAGAATGGGATGGCAAGTATGGATAAGGAAAACTAATGCAAACATTTAAAAATGTAATGATGAGAATTGGTGCTGTTATTGCAGCAGAAGCACTGGGAGTTATTGGTGCTGGTTCTTTAGTAGGTATTGAAGTATGGCAAGCAGCAGTACTTGCTGGTGCTTTAGGTGCTGCTCGTGTACTTGAAGCCCTTGCTCGCTTCTTCCTAAACGATGGCTCTTTAACTGCTGAAGAAATTAACGCAGCATTTGCCAAGGTAGATAAGAAGGCGTCAGAATAATGGGACAACGCGCAGACTTTATCGCAACGGCACAAGGTGAACTTGGTGTCATTGAAGGACCTAAAGATAATGAAACAAAGTATGGCCACTTCACAAAGGCAAATTTTCTACCATGGTGTGGGTCATTTGTTATGTGGTGTGCTAATGAAGTTGGCTTGAAGATTCCTAACTGTGTATCTACTGTCAATGGTGCGTCAGCATTCATGAAGAAGAACCAGTGGGAAAAGGCAAGCGATACTGCTCAGCCACTACCAGGGGATATTGTATTCTTTGACTTTCCAAACGATGGTGTAGATAGAATCTCACATATTGGAATCGTAGTCAAGGATAATGGAGATGGAACTGTTACCTGTATTGAGGGTAATACCGCTCCAGATAAGAAGGGTGACCAACGTAATGGTGGACAAGTCTGCCTAAAGGTCCGTGCCTTCAAAAAGAAAAATGGCTCTAAGTTGAGAAAGTCTCAAGCCGTAACAGTAGTCGGGTTTGGTAAGCCAGTATTCAAGTCCTAAGGAGGACTAATGAACAAGAAGAAACTAGAAGCAATTGCTAGTACGTACCTACGTGCAGCAGTAGCAGCGGTCGTGGCTCTCTACATGGCTGGAGAAACAGACCCAAAGAATCTCGCAACAGCAGCAATCGCTGCAGTGGCTGGTCCAGTCCTTAAGGCACTTGACCCTAAGTCTACAGAGTTCGGACGAGGCTCAAAGTAACCCCATTCTAGGCCCCTAGCGGGCTTATAGAAACAAGAAACCCCCTTTCCTAAGGTATCTACCCTAGGCGAGGGGGTCTTTTGTTGTTTCTAGACTTCTTCGTCTAACCACTCATCAAGCAAATCGTGGTATCGTTCTTCACGTTTACGGAAGATATACTCTTGGATTGAGTCTATAATTTCGTAGACCACATCACGGATTACCAGACCAATCAGTACTGCTACTACCAACTCGAACATATGTTCTCCTATAATATATTATATATAATATAAAACCCCTTCGGGGTTTATATATGTATTACATATAAGTATACACATGAATCTGACTGACACAAGTTTTATGCCTGACCATAATTTGACAACCTGTGGATAACGTGTATACTAGGACAACATGAGCATACAACTAGAAGAATATAACCTACCAGAGCACATGAGTTATTCGGCTCTGATGACATACCTCGACTGTGGGTATATGTATTACCTCAGTCGGTTACTTGCAATCCCTGAGAAGCCTGCGGTGTGGTCCGTTGGTGGTTCAGCATTCCATAGAGCCACAGAATTGTGGGACTTAGAGAATGTCGATTGACCTATGGCTTAAGGCCTGGAACGAGGAAGCAGAGGGCGTTGATTTAACTGATGCCCGAGTAGGTGGCAGAGCCACTAAGGAAAATCCGAATAAGGAAGATGCTAAATTCTGGAACACGGCTGGACCTAAGTGGGTTGCTGACTACATCACATGGCGTAAAAATAATACTGACTGGAAAATCTGGAAGACACCACAAGGTAATCCAGCAATCGAGTTAGCACTGACACCTGAGTTTGCTGGTGTGCCAGTCAAGATGGTTATTGACAGAGTGTTTGAATATCAAGGCAACCTAGTTGTTGTTGATTTAAAGACCTCTCAGCAAACACCTGCCAGTACACTACAACTTGGCTTCTACAAGGTGGGAATCGAAAGAGTTCTCGGGGCTGAAGTTAAGTATGGTGCATACTGGATGGCACGCCAGTCAGGTACTACAGGTCTTGTAGACCTATCAGGTTACACACCTGACAAGTTAGACTACCTTGCCGAAAATTTTGATAAAGCAAGAAAGTCTGCTATCTTTCTCCCTAATACAAACAACTGCCAGTATCGCTGTGGCTTCACGGACTACTGTCAATTCTCAGCGAAGGTAGAAAAATGAAACTAGAACCAACAGCAGGTGAACTGCTTGGCGCTTTTCAATTACAAATTGTTAGCGCAAATGAAGTACGTATCGCATTTGGTTTCGAGCCAATTAAAGAAGAAAAGGAAAGTGAATGAGTACAGAAGACTGGAAGTTACAAGTATCGTATAAGACACCATCAGGTGACATGATTAACGTACGTGCCAATACAGCAGATGAACTAAGTGTATTACTTGAAGGTGTCGGAGATTACTCTGCACAGATTGCGTCAGTACAAAGACTGATTCATGGTGCATATGCAGCAGCCCCTTTGGGGACCACGCCTTCAACTCCAAACACTCCGCCATCCACATACTCCGCTCCAACCCCAGTATCGCCAGTGTCAGGTACAGCAGCACCAACTTGTATCCACGGGACACGCATTCGACGCGAGGGAGTGAGCAAGACAACAGGGAAACCTTACGCATTCTGGGCGTGCCCAACTCCACAGGGAACACCAGACCAATGCAAGCCAGTGAACTAATACAACTTAATATAGATATATGATGAAGCGAAACGTAGCCATGTCAGAAAAGGCATGGTTACGTTCCTTCTATAAAGGAGATGAATCGGAATGCGTACACTTGTCAGAAGCGTTGGTCGTGCCAGTATCGGTGGAGAACCATTACCAAGTTGTTTCAAGGCCTTCGAGAACAATAAGATTATCATCCGTCGCTCCGAAGTATCAATGTTTGCAGCAGCACCAGGTGTTGGTAAGTCGACACTTGCGTTAGCACTAGCACTTAAGATGAAGGTGCCAACACTTTACATCTCAGCAGATACTAATGCTCACACTATGGCCATGCGTCTTGCATCTATGATTTCAGGTAAGTCACAAGGTGATGTAGAGCAAATGCTTACTAGCGATATTGGATGGACAAAGGCTACACTATCTAGAGGTAGTCATATTGTTTGGTCATTTGAATCTGCTCCATCACTACAAGATATTGATGAAGAAGTGCAGGCATTCGAAGAACTATGGGGTTGCCCACCTGTACTTATTGTAGTAGATAACTTAATGGATGTAGCCACTGATGGTGGCGAAGAGTTTGCATCTATGCGTGCAATTATGAAGGAGTTGAAGTACCTTGCCAGAGCGACGAACGCAGCGGTTGTTGTCTTACACCATACTTCGGAGGCTGTCACGGGTTCTCCGTGTCAACCGCGTTCTGCCATTCAAGGCAAAGTCGCTCAACTTCCTGCTCTTATATGTACCCTCGGCGTTGTTGGTACTTCTATGGGTGTTGCACCTGTTAAAAATAGATACGGACGTGCTGATGCAGGAGGAGGACTCATGACATGGGTTGCCTTTAATCCTGAGTATATGTTTATCGATGATATCCCAGAGAATGTATAGGTAAAAATGCTTAGAGAAGAAGAAGATGATACGACGCAAGAGATGCGTCAGTTCGTAGTGCTTGAAATTAAAATGGAAATTGAAAGACTTGTTAAAAAAATTGAAGACGCACGTGTACCAGTTACAGATGACTGGACAGATGGCGTTAACAATGGACTTGAGTGGGCAGTTCGTATCTTGAAGAAAGATAAGAGCGCTTAATAAATGTGGGAATATGCACTCACCCCACAAGAAGAAGGTGTTGTAACTGAGGTTGGTTATCAGCGACAGAAGCCTTACTTCGGTGACCCAACTAGGAACGTAAACTATTCTGAGGGTGACCTATGGGAACTGTGGCAACATGTAGTTGCTGCTGGTAGTGAGTTAGCATTTGCTCGCATGGTTGGACGCAATGATTTTGTACCACACTTTAACAAGTGGAAGACAGAGTTAGATATACCAGGGTTAGGTGAAGTGCGATACTCTTTCAGAGATAACGCACAGTTGCGATACACCAATCGTGATGACGATAACTTAATCTATATCTTAATGGAAGATGGCATGCGCCATAAGACACGTCGAACTCAGGAGAATGGTTGGGTTGGTGAACCTTATCGTGCAATAGGATGGCTCTATGGCTATCAATGCAAGCAAGACAAATGGAAGTGGACTGACAAAACTTGGTATGTACCAAGGGAGGAACTAGCATCTATGGAAACGTTGGCTATCTAATGATTAATCTTGTATTACTATTTCAAACATTTTATATGGAGTTACTTGCTATTATATCAGCACTATTAGGGTTTACTCTGTAATGACAACTAGAAAATCACACAAGCAAAGAGGTGCTACATTTGAAACAGACATCCGTGACTGGTTTAGAGGGTTTGGATACGACGCTGAACGACTTGCTCGAACAGGTGCAAGAGATGAGGGAGACGTTGCAGTCCGTTCGGACTTCCTTGGTTCAGTTGGAGTTATCGAAGCCAAGGCACCAGGTGCATCAGGTCGCATTGACCTCTCTGGTTGGACGAAAGAAGCACAACTTGAAGCAACGCATTATGCGGAAGCAAGGGGGCTCAACCGTGAGTCCGTCCTCCCTGCGGTTATTATCAAGGCTCGAGGAAAATCAATAGCAGATTCTTATTTAGTATTTAGATTGGGTGATGTATTCGGTGAGTGACTTGCCATCCATTAAGGATGTACTTGAACACTATGGTGCAAGCATACGCAGAGACCATGGTCAAGTAAATCTTAAGTGTCCATTTCATGGCGACTCGCATCAATCAGGTACTGCTAATCTCGATAACAATGTATTCGTATGCTTTGCATGCGGTATGCAAGGCAACAGTTTACAAATAATTTCTAGGCACGAAGGGATTAATATACGTGAAGCAGCGAGAGTCGCAGAAGGATTTACTGGAATTAGCAACAAAGCGGTACCAGGAAAACATTTATCTGGCCGAAGATTACCTTCGAAGTCGGGGAATCACAGTGGAAGTAGCACGGTTGGCACGATTAGGCGTAGTCGCGGAACCTGAGGTAGGACATGAAGGATTCCTTGGTAGGTTATCTATACCTTATGTTACAAAGAGTGGCGTAGTTGATTTAAGATTCAGAAGTTTGAACCCAGCAGTTGAACCTAAGTACATGGGCATGACTGGTGCAGATACTAAGATGTACAACGTACTAGATATTGAAAGGGCAGGTGATTGGATTGGAGTCTGTGAAGGAGAACTTGATACCATTACACTCAGCAGATGCATTGGCGTCCCTTGCGTTGGAGTTCCAGGTGCAAATTCGTGGAAGAAACATTACACAAGATTGCTTGCAGATTTTGAAAGAGTATTCGTCTTTGCTGATGGAGACCAACCTGGGAAAGAATTTGCTACAGGGCTTGCCCGAGAACTTCCAGTTACAATCGTCTCCATGCCAGATGGGGAAGATGTCAACTCTGTTTACGTTAAGTACGGTGCGGAATATATCAGAGATAAGATAGGGTTAAATGATGAGCGATGATAGCAAACAATGCCCTGAATGCGGTGAACACTTTGAGAATGTATTCGAAGCAACTGACCACCTCTTAGAGGAGGACGAAGAGTTCGACCCTGCACTTATCTTACCTAATGGTTACCGCTTAATGATAGGTTCACTACTGCGTTGCATGTATAAGTACGCACATGAACCTGAAAAGATTGAGAAGATTACACAAGATACATACATGACATTGTTTACCGCTGAGACAAACGCTGATTCAATAGTTGATATCATTGAAGAAGCAATCGTTCGTAGCAGCATGGTAGATATCGATAACGAACTTAAGTCCATCCTAGATGATGGGAAATGAGGAGATATGGCAGATTACCGAGCACTTGGCGAAGCAAGGTTTCAAGATAGTACGGATGGAAACGACGGACTCAACTCTATTTATCACGGTATCGGTACCGATTATAAGTTCGAACGCGAAGTAAGAAAGATTATGGAAGAACTTGGTGACTTGCTTATCAGTAAGCACCGAGACTATGGTCCAAAGAATATCTCACAGTCGCCTGGTGGCCCACTCAATGGATTGCGTGTACGCATGCATGACAAGAGTGCTCGCATCAATAATTTAATTGACAGTGGTGCAACCGCAGAGAATGAACCCCTTGAGGATTCCTTCAAGGACATAGCAAACTATGGTGTCATCGCTATGATGGTGCTAAGAGAGAAGTGGCCAAGCGAATGAAGACTATAGTCTGCATCTCAGATTTACAGGTTCCTTATCATGATGTTGAAGCCGTCAAGGCTATTGCAAAGTTCATTAAAGCCTATCAACCTGATACTGTCGTATCTTGTGGTGATGAAATGGATATGCAGACTATTTCTAAATGGAGTAAGGGCACAGAGTTAGAGTTTGAACGCTCTATTGGTCGCGACAGAGACACTACTCGTCAGGTACTCTATGACTTAACTGTTGAACATATGGTGCGTAGCAATCATACAGATAGATTATTTAATACAGTTGCTATGCGTGCACCTGGGTTACTTGGATTACCTGAGTTGCAACTAGAAAACTTTCTTGGTCTCGATGAACTTGAGATTAAATATCATAAAGACCCTTATGAACTAGCACCTGGGTGGTTACTCATGCATGGTGATGAAGGTAACGTACAACCTACGGCTGGAGCCACTGCGTTGGGCTTAGCGAAACGCTCAGGTATGTCCGTAGTATGTGGTCACACTCACCGCATGGGTTTAACGCACCACACTCAAGCCTATCGTGGTGGCAAACCTAGAACTATTTGGGGCATGGAACTTGGTAATCTTATGGATTATCGTAATGCTAAGTATATCAAGGCTGGACTATTCACATGGCAACAAGGCTTTGGTATCTTACACGTAGATGGTAACACAGTTGTACCTCAACTAGTACCTATTGTTAATAGAGCATTCACTGTTGACGGCAAGACTTGGAAGTGCTAATCAAATGGACTGGAAACAGATTGAACCTTGGGAATATATTATAGTTGCGGTAGCAACTGAATACCACAAGAAGTTTAATGTTGTAGAGTATGACGATATCAAGCAGTCATTGTACCAGTGGTTTCCTGAGCATCCTAATAAACTTGCTGAATGGGAAGCGATTGGCCCGAAGGACGCTAAGAATTTAATCTATCGTAGCCTACGCAATCAAGCATTAGATTACTGCCAGCGTTGGAAGGCTAAGAGTCTAGGCTATGATGTTGCTGACTTGTATTACTACGAGACAGATGTTATCGAAGCCTTACTACCTTCTGTATTGCGTGATGAATGGGGCGTAACCCATAAGTTAAACTTAGGTAGACCAGGAAGACCTAGCGCACCTGCTGAAGGTGGGAATCTACAAGCCATGATGATAGAGATAGACTCCGCATATCATAAGTTAAGTGTAGACGAACGACGCTTATTGTTCTTACGATACGCAGAGTCCATGGACTATAGTGACCTTGCTAAGGAGTTAGATAGCGGCACACCTGATGCTACACGCATGCGTTGCAATAGAGCAGTACGCAAACTTGTAGTTAAGATGGGTGGCTATCGCCCATTCTTAGATGAAGATACTGAACAGGTGGTAAAGGAAGAACCTAGTGAATTGGAACAACCCGATGAGAGCAGCGACGAAAATAACTGGGATGCAGAGCATGAAGAAGAAAGCGAATAGATTAGAATTAGAACTCGCGCTTTGGCGCATCGAAGTCTCCTTCGAATGCTAGTAGTTCTTCCATCATTGCTTCTAAGTCTTGCTCTGCTGGGTCACTATATGCTGACTCGGAATACTCCAGCATGGATTCATTGACCCATTGCTCCTCGCTACTAAAGTCAGGATACCATTGAAGTATAGGCTTGCCCTTGTCGATAGCAAGGTATGCCCTAGTCTTATCAAGTGCAGGTTTGATAAAGGCAAGGTTGAACTCCCATATACCAACTGGAGTTGAACAGATATACACAGGCACTAAGCCCATATCGTTAGCGTTCTGTATGAGAAGTTCATACCCTGCCTTATCAAGCATTATGCTATCGTGATGTTCGACCCGACAACGAACCTGGAAGTATAGACCATACTTCGCTGATGCATAATGACTATCTGTATCAGGACAGGGAGCAGCGTCCTCGTACAGATTTGCTTTGACTAATGCGAATAACTCATCATTAGTTAATTCATATAGTATTGACATGTTACCCTCCCGTTGAGTAGAATCCAGTACCCTTGAACTGGACTGCTGGTGCTGTATATATTCTTGTAAAGATGTGACCGCAGTCACAGTCTACCACAGTATCTCTATCGTTTACATTGCGTGATAGAACTAAGTGTGCGTTGCATTTATCGCAGCGGTATTCATACGTTGGCATTATACTGCTCCTAAATCTTCATTGGTTGGGTGCACAACTGTTTGCCATGGGTCATCTGATTGCTCAGTAGGTTGTAGCATGTTGTTTATTGCTTCATTGAAGCGTGCTGTCCATGCTGGTGTTGAATAGCCACGTTCTGTTTTATTGTGTGCTAGTTCGTGCAAGTAATCAGTCATGCTCGTACTCCTCTGCTATCTTGTATAGTTCTTCGTCAATTCGCTGTTGCTCTTCTGCTCTTTGCCAAAACTCTGTTGTAATTATATCATATGCTTCACGGCATAGTCGCAATTCATATCCGTCAGGCTTAGGCACATGGCTTTTCTTTCCGTCCGTGTGTCGAAGTATGCCGCGCATGATAGCATACAACTGGTCATCATTAAGTTCTATCGGTTTATTTTTTCTTAGTCTAGGCATTACTCCTCCTCATCTATATCTATTGGTGTCGGTGCTGTTGCTAGTGTACCACACTCAGCACACTCCATGTCAAGGAAATACATATCTATCTCCCCATCGTCACCAAATATAGTCTTTAAGTTCCATATCTGTGAGCCACAAGGACACACAGTAGTAGCCCTGCCACGAATATCCATAGCCTGCGTATAGTCAGGCTTCATTTCTGTTACATGTTTAGCCATTAGTACCACCCATTTGCCTTCCAGTAACTCCACGCATGACATGGCGTGCCATACCTGTAGTATATATAATCGAGTCCGCGTTCTATTTGATATGTCGGCGGCGTCTTGGGGTCAAGCCCTAACAGTTGTGGAATACCACCAGCATGCTTCCCCATAACCCTAACACGATTGTACGCCTTAGGATTCCATGCTGATTCTTTACCCCACAATCTGTTAAGGCAAGACCATTGTTTATTCTGCCACACGCTGAGTTTATCTCGAGCGTATGCCTTGCTATCGGCAGTAGTCCATACTGTGCGAACTGTATTTTTATTTTGTTGTTCAGTTGCCGTATGATTATCACCGAATAGGAATACACCCATTACGAGTAACAGAAATATCATTGCTCTCATGTCAATTGTGCCTCTCTAACGCGTCGAGCGAAGTTAATCTTGCGTATCCTGTCATTATCTTTAATGTTGTTACGCTTCATAGCGATACGCTCTCCTGATAGAGTACCACCCCATATACCATTGTCGAAGTGTTGCTCGGTCATACCTACTGCTAAACAGGCTTGCTTAGCAGGGCAGTTAGAGCAAATTGCTAGTGCTTGTAAGGCGCGAGTAGTCATCTCCTGTTCTACATAACCAGGTCTGCGACCACTACCCTCTGCTTCTATAGTATCTGAGAACCATAGGTCAGGGTCATCATGCCCTACACATAATCCTTCAGTAAGATTTGACATCAAAGAACTCACTCTCTCTCTTATAGATACTGCTCATAGCCTCTTGTAGACTATGATAGGCGTTCATTATAGCAGTATACTCTTCCCTTGTAAAGGGTGCGTAAGAACCTGAGTCATTACGAACAGTAAGTATTACGCCAGCGGCGGTTCTTAATGTATAGAAATGCTTAATGAGTTCATTATCCATAATCTTATCTCCTAATCCTCAAAGAAATCGTCCCACATTACATCAGGTTCACCGCTGTCGCAGTCATTATCTTTATCATGTCGGCAGTCGCAGTTATCACATACAGGTTCGATACCTAATGCGACATCATCTCCGTCTAACCACATTGGCTCACTCATTGTATCTCCTAACTATTATTAAGGTTGAGCAGTTTATACACATACTCAGGTGTTAAGATTAGCACTCGAATACTGTGTCTACATACCCGTCGAGACGAGCATGAGTGGCAATAAGTCCTTTGCTACCTGTGATGTGCTTGTATGTGCCGTCTCCAAGTGAGACCCACATAGACTTAGGCTTAAAGCGGTTCTGAATTTCTTTAGCCTTTACGATAGTTCCACGCTTAGGATAGTCTGATGACACATCATAGGCGTTGAACGAGATTTCATCTGCGATTACTCGCAGTTCCTCAGCAAGGCTGAGAATTGTATCTGCTGATACAGTCATTGTATTACCTCTCTAGTTGGTGTTACTACCATAAGCGACTTGCTCATGGTAATTCTTAGTAGTGGTCAGCGAAGTTATACTCGCCTTTGTATCTCCACATTGGTCTATTATAGCACAGGCAGTCCACCTTGACAACTTCGCAGTCAAAGCACATGTCGCATGCTATACAATAGTTCGCGTCTACTTCTAAGTCAGTCAGTTGCTCGCAGATAGGGCATACATCTACACCTAAGTCCTCACCCATGTAGTCTGCCATAGCCAACTGATAGGCTAGGTCGTCGTCGTGTGGTCGAGTGATGAACTCAGGGCGTGGGTCGGTATAGTATGTGATAGGTTTAGGTTTAGGCTTGTGACTTGCGTTACTCCACCAGATACCTTCGTCGTCCCATGAACCTAAGTTCTCGTTGATAAGATAGAACCCATGCTTAGCACTAGGGTCTAGTGTGAGTACGGCTATCTTGCTACCGCTTGCCCACTTAGATACCATAGACCATACTGTGTCGTCGTCTAACGCAGACACACCACCTATCTTGGGTAGCGTATCCTCTGCGAATACTCTAGTATCTGAGCGTCTATCTCCATGCTCAATAGTTACATCTAGCATACCATTGTGTGCTAGATAAGTCAAGTCGCTACCACCTACCTTAAAGGGGTGGCAATTCTGTTCGTTCTTTACTCCATGTGTGGCGTATCTTGCGTGCCACATAGCGTATCCATTAGGATACTGCGCTCTAAGTTCTAAGAACCTAGCAATAGACTTCTTAGCGGACATACTGCGTTCACTAATTATCTGTCCGTCTGCGACTATGGCAAAGCCAAAGCCATGCGGATTACTACACGCGCCAGCGTGTAAATCACTTGCTTTAGGTGTGGACTCGGGTTCACACACTACAAGTAAGCACATACTATCACCCCCTATGCTTCTAGTGTTACAGGATAGTTCACATTGACCGAACTAACCTTGTGGATACGATTATACAGGTCGGGATAGATACCATTGTTATCCGATACCCAGTCCACGAACCAGTCCCACGATAGTGCGCCTAACTTTACATCATCTAAGCGCAGGTTGCGTGTGTATTCTACCATAGCATGAGCCATGTCTAGCGTTGCTAGGACTCCGCTACTGTTCATAGTACCACGAAAGAACCTAAGTTCTAGCGTGTCTATGTTCTGCGTATTGACCGCAGAATACCTCTCGGTGTTCTGTGTTCTCGGGTGCGCTACCTTATGCTTGAGTGAGAACACAGGCTTGTCGTATTCGTCGAACGAGTAGCAGTCGTTAAACCTAGCGAAACTAGACTTACGACCTGCGAACTTCATCATCTGTTCTGAGTTCTTGTAGACAAGTGTTAAGAACCTATGCGTATGTGCGCCACTACTGAACCCTGCCCTGCTTATGTGTATGTGAATACCGCAGTCGCTCTTAGCGTCCCACGCTCTAGCACCATGTATTGTGCGGAGATTATCTATCACCGACCATAGTGCTTGAGAATTATGTCTGTATTCATGGTGTGTGTGCGGTTGAGTTACTATCTCAAAGCCGTCATCACCAACTCGTTGCCCGTTCTTATTGCCTATACTGCCGTCATGCTTGAGTATCGCTATACCTTTGAGTGCTTCACTTGCGTACCGCGAAGCGTCGTTAAGGTCGCGTCTAATCTCACACTCTAATTCTAGTCCGAGATACAGACCCTCTTTCGATACTCCCTTAAACTCTATCGGTTGCTTACAACCATACGAGTGAACCGCACCGCGACACCCACACGCACTTCGTGGCGTTCTGCCTGTGTTGCCACAGTCGCACTCGGTGTCGTCAAAGTAGTGTTCCTCACAGTCGTCGCAATACCATGCGTTGCTCTCATAGCATGACTCGCACATGGCTTGGTCTTGGACATAGGTATAGTCGTATGAGTCCGAGTATGTCGTACTACATGACTCACAATACCATGTGCGGTTCTCATAGCAACCCTCACACCATGTTTCACTACCATTTACTTCATGCGAATTGTCTGCGTGGTCGTAATCATCACATCTATCGCATGAGAACGAGCAACTATCGCATAGTGCTTGGCTGTCGCTTGTAAATCTTGTGTCGTCCGTATGAATTATCTCATTACAGGACTCGCAATAGTTAGAGCAACCTATACACACATAGTCGCCTTCGTACTGTCGCAGTTCGTCTATGTCGTAGTCGTTCTCACACCATTTACAAGTGTTCTTAACTTCGTCGTCCATTTATCTCACCCCCTTAGATGAGTCTAAGTGTACCATAAGGCTTATGCCTTAGTCAAGTTGCGTTCGTTCGTGTCTATAATTGCGTTACCTATGTATGAGCGTAAGTCTTGGACTTCGCGCTCTAATGTCTTAAAGTCGTTGCGCTTGTGCTGTTGTTCTTGTAACCTTAACGCTTGACGGATAACTTCTACCTGTCTAGGCGTTAGGTCTAGTAGTAGGTTCTCGTTCATTACCTACCTTGTAACTTGCGTAGTCTACGCTCTAAGACATAGACTCTACGCATAGCGATTATTAGAACTAGGTTCACAGAACCTAGTGCTAGGATAAGTGCGAATAGGTCGCTTGTCGAGAGCGTCATTTACACTTCTCCATGAGATAGTTGTTCACTATCTGCCAGTCCTGCTTGGTCACAGGTTCTACCTTGTTAAACGCTAACTCGCGTATAGTCACTTTAACTATGTCGCTTACTAGTGCCACTCGTTACCCCTATTCTACCATGCGACTAGACGACTTGTCTAGCGGTCACACCTTACGGCGTGTCGTGCCTAGTGGGGACTCGCACCCCATGCTCACCGCACCCTATGGCTAGGCTATGTTGCTACTATTTGTCGTGTATGTTAATGTTAATTGTACCATTAACCTTGTTGCTGGTCAAGTTACGCACTATTGCTAGTGCGGTGTCGTCGTCTAGGATAGGCAACACCCTTTCCACGCTAGGGCGATTACTTACGACGGCACTAGAGCGTGAGCGTCTAGCGCGCTTCATGGCTTTACCATGCGCGGTGTTCGTAAGTCGTGCGCCACTAGTGCCTAGCCTACGCGGTGACGCGTGGACTTGACGCGGTGGTGTGATGATGCTACCCATAGACCCGTAAGGGTTATAGGTCACTTCATTACTCCGTTCTAATAGAATAGGCGACTTGCCTAATCTAGTGCGGTGTTAGGTCGTGAGCCTAATGATACCATAGTATCACCGCTAAGTCAAGTAGGATAAGATAGGGCGTAATTACCACGGGCGACCCGCTTCTGCTAGTAATCTAATCACGCTATGCTATCCACTATTGACTTGTATAAGTTAGGACGCTCTACCTTATCGGGTAGGTTTAACTTATTAAGAGAACTATACCACGACTAGTTAGAGAAGTCAAGTCTACCGATACTATCGGCGTGTCGTGTCGTTAAGTCTACGGGTCACGCTTGACTTATCGGTTCTAGTTCTCTATTGACTTGTGAAGCACACTATACCCTATCGCTACGCCTAGCGCAAGTCCTGTATCGGCGTGTCGCATGTGATTTAGGTCACACTCTCACAAGGGTATAAGTCGGGCATAACGGACACAATAGACAATAACATTTAACTCGGGCATTTCATTATTTATTATACTTATTAGGGCGAAACGGACATTAGGGGCATAACGGGTAGATAGTCTACTACCGAGTAAATAAATAAATAGACAAGTGGACAAGTAGATAAATAAACAAGTAGATAAGTCGATTTATCGACAATTTATTGACCCTACTATTGTATAAAATGAGTGTGGGGGGCATACATAGTATCCCAAAATAATTTTCTGTTATATTAGCCCCCCTATATATATACATCAGATACCCCTATAAATGTATACAAAACGGACATTTCGACAAGAAATGTTCGCTTTTGCTATTTGAACAGGTTATCTTATATGTATAGAAATACATATACGGAGTCGCTCCGTTTAAGACTCCGCGACTCCTATATATAATATATATATAATATATATGGGAGAGTACTACCGTTTTCACGGTACCGTTATATGACTGTTTCTAAGGGGATTTAACTGATGGGTAGAAAACCAGGAAAGGTTGATATCCCTAAGCGCGAGGCGCAAGAGCGGGTCCTAGCGGCCCTGGCTCAGGGGTCAACTATTACCGCCGCAATGGGCACCGTGAACCGCAATGAGGTCACTTACCGCCAGTGGACGATGAACGATACCGACTTTAAGGAACGCGCCGAGAAGGCCCGTCTCGAAGGTAAGGGTGTCAAGGCTGACCTGAAGGATATTAAGGACATCTCGTTTCCAGACTTCTGCGAACAGTTCCTAGATGCCAGGTTATTTGACCACCAGTTGAACTGGTTAGACTTAATGGAAGGCAAAGAGCCTCGCTGGATGCCAAGTGGCATGACCTACGAAAAGGCTGAGCCTGATAGAGTTTTGATTAACGTACCACCCGAGCACGCAAAGTCGACAACCATCACGACCAACTACGTTTTGTACACAATCGTGACTAACCCGAATGCTCGAGTGATTGTGGTCTCTAAGACCCAGGGTATGGCCCGCAAGTTCCTTGGGGCTATTAAGACACGACTTTCACACCCTGCCTATACCAAGTTGCAGGTAGCCTTCGGTCCTAATGGTGGATACAAGGCTGACGCAACTCAATGGTCTGCAGATATGATTTACCTAGGAACGGGACGCGACTCAGGCGAGAAGGACCCAACCGTCCAGGCTCTCGGCTTCGGCTCACAGATTTACGGAGCACGTGCTGACCTGATTATCCTAGACGATGTGGTAATGAACGCCAACGCTCATGAGTGGGAAAAGCAAATTGAGTGGCTACAAAAAGAAGTAATTACCCGCTTGGGGCGGCATGGAAAACTCGTTATCGTTGGAACCCGTGTCGCGCCCATTGATTTATACAAGATGATTCGTGACCCTCAGCAGTGGTCTGGTGGAGTATCTCCCTTTACCTACTGCGCTATGCCAGCCGTTTTAGAGTTTGATGAGAAATCTGAGAACTGGAAAACGCTATGGCCAAGGACGGACCAGCAAGAAAACGCAAAGGACGACGTAGGACCTGATGGACTTTATCCGAAATGGGATGGACCCTCTCTCTTTAAGAGACGCTCTCAAGTTTCGCCTTCTGTCTGGGCTATGGTCTACCAACAAGAAGACGTCACAGAAGACTCTATATTCTCGCCAACAATTATTGCAGGATGCATCAACGGTATGCGAAAGCGCGGACCGCTTAAACCAGGTGCTCCAGGGCACCCGCAAAGTTTAAATTCATCATATACGGTAATTGGCTTTGACCCTGCCGTATCGGGACGGTCCGCCTTCGTGGCGGTTACCTTTAACCGTGTAGACAGCAAGATATATATTCTTGACTGCGTAAACATGGTAGACCCTTCCCCTCAAAAGGAACGGGCCCTTATTGAAGAATGGGTAGAGCGCTACAAGCCTCAAGAGTTCCGCGTGGAAATCAACGCCCACCAGAAGTACTACGCTATGGATACTGAACTACGTCAATACTTAGCAGTCCATGGATGTCAACTTAACTCTCACTTTACAGGCAAGAACAAATGGGACACATCATTCGGTGTAGCCTCTATGGCTAGCCTCTTTGGAAGTCTCCGTGATGGTAGATTCCAAGACAATAACTTAATAGAACTCCCAAGCAATGAAGGCTCTGAAGGACTTAAGTCTTTAACACAGCAACTCATTACATGGAAACCTGATACTAAAGGACCAACAGACTGTGTTATGGCACTCTGGTTTGCTATTATTCGTATACGCGAGTTAATGCAATCAGGTAGCCGAGTTGGTCAGTTCCAGACAAATCGCTGGGCTACACGTCACCAAAAGGAACAGCGTGCATCATTTAATCTAGATGAAGCCTTCGCTGACCAATGGTCTGAACAGTACGGATAGGATTACAATGGCATTATCAATGCAGCAGGTAGCAGCACGCGTAACCGCTTTGCGCTACCGTAATGCTGAACGCGACACTCGAAATCTTGATGTCCTCGCAGTTCGCAAGGGTAAGATTTCTGAAGTCTATCCTGACTTCTTCCCAGATGGTGTAGATGCAAACGTTGTAGCCAACTTTATTGACATCGTTGCTCGCGACCTTTCAGAAGTTATGGCTCCGCTTCCTGCAGTTAACTGCTCAGCAGCCAATCAGACATCTGACCGTGCTCGTTCCTTTGCTGACAAGCGTACTCGTATCGCATCAAATTATTTCCAACACTCAGACCTAGCAGTACAGATGTACTCAGGTGCTGATTGGTACCTAACCTACGGCTTCCTCCCATTCGTTATCGAATTGGATGATGAGGCAAAGTTGCCACGTATCCGCATAGAAAACCCAGTGGGTGCTTACCCAGAGTTTGACCGCTATGGACGTTGCGTTGCTTTTGCTAAACGATACTCAATGACTCTTGGAGAACTGTGCTATCAGTTCCCAGAGTATGAACGTCAACTTCTTGGTGATATGGGATACAAGCAAGACCTAAATCACCAATTAGAAATCATTCGTTACTACGACAAAGACCAATCAGTAATCTATATCCCAGTAAAAAATAATTTAGTTCTTTCACAAGCAAAGAACCCAATGGGAAAGATGATGGTTGTTGTAGCACGTAAGCCATCTATCGATGGAGAACTTCGTGGACAATTCGATGATATTCTTGGCATTCAATTGCTTCGCAATCGTTTTGCCCTTCTTGCTATGGAGGCTGCAGAGAAATCTGTACAGGCTCCTATTGTACTTCCAAACGACGTACAAGAAATGCAACTTGGTGGAGATGCTATTATTCGCACAGCAAACCCACAAGGTGTTCGTCGCGTAGAACTAAATCTTCCACAAGGCGCTTTTACAGAACAAACTCTTCTTAACCAAGAACTTCGCGTTGGTGCTCGTTATCCTGAAGGACGTACAGGTAACATCAATGCATCAGTCGTTACTGGTCAAGGCGTTCAAGCACTTATGGGTGCATTTGATACACAGGTTAAGTCAGCGCAGGCTATCTTTGCTGCAGCGCTTCGTGATGTAATTACGCTTTGCTTTAATGTAGATGAAGCAATCTTCCCTGCAGAAAAGACTATTCGCGGTGTTGACTCAGGTTCACCTTACGAAGTTGTATACAAGCCAAGCAAAGACATTAAGGGTGACTATTCAGCAGATGTCCGTTATGGAATGCTTGCTGGTCTCAATCCTGCACAAGGACTTATCTTCATGCTTCAAGCACTTGGTGGTGGACTTATCTCCAAGGACATGGCAATGCGTGAACTTCCATTCACTGTAAACGTAACACAAGAATTAGAAAAGATTGAAATCGAGAGTATGCGTTCTTCGCTTCTCGGTTCGATAACTGCACTCTCTCAAGCGATACCACAAATGGCTATGCAAGGCCAGGACGCTTCTGAAGTAGTGCGCCAGATTGCTGCGGTAATAAAGGCTCGCCAAAAGGGACAGGCACTTGAAGATGTTATTGAAACAATCTTCACGCCTCAGCAGCAACAAGTTCCTCCTGCTGGGGCTGCCAATCAAGCGGTTGAGCAACCGTCCCCTGCTCCCGCTGGCGCTCCAGTAGGAGGCACACCTTTAGAAATGCCACCAGCAGCACCACCTGATGTAATGAGTTTATTATCTGGTATTACTGGCGGAGGAAATCCAACAGCAAGCGTACGAACAATACGACGTAGATAAAGAGAGTAGGGGACAATGACAACAATTATTGGTTTAGAATATAAAGACAGCGCAGTAATTGTTGCAGATAGTCAAACTACTGATGAGAGTGGTAGAATCTATAGCCACCCAGATGTTAAAAAAATTGCTGAGCGAGGAAACTTTTTAGTTGCAGGCTCAGGTGAAGTACTGCCTTGTGATGTGGCACAACACATATGGGAACCACCAGTTCCAACTAGAGCAGATTACAAAGACTTATATCATTTTATGATTTCAAAAGCAATGCCATCTCTTCGCAAATGTTTGTCAGAGAATGGTTACAACTTCGATGAAGATAATAAAGAAACACGTTTTCAGTTTATCATTGCAGTTGGTGGAGAAATATTCGACGTAGACCAAGAGTGTTCAGTAAGTAAATCTGATACTAATGTCTATGCAGCAGGCTCAGGTGCCCCTTACGCATTAGGCGCACTGCACGCAGGCGCAGATGCTTATGAAGCAATGGAAATTGCAAGCAAATTAACTGCATTTACAGCAGGACCCTATCTATCTAAAACACAATTAAAGCATATTAAGTAGGAGACATAATGACAACTGCACCACAAGACCCACGTGGAGGAGCCAATGGTGGCCCACAGTACAGTCCAGCAAATGTTTCCGCTACAGGTGGAGCAGGACAAAGCGGTAGAGATTATTCAGGCTTTGCTTATGGACAGAACAAGACTATTAATGACCAACGCAAGGCTGCACCACTAGCAAGCAAAGGTCCATCAGAGGCTACACAGGCTGGAACTGCAGCACCAGTGCTTCCACCAGTAACTGAAATTACAGCGCCTACAGAACAACCAGATGTATCAGTTATGGATGGCGCACCAATTGGTCCAGGTCGCGGAATGGAAGCATTAGCACTTCCATCTGCACAAGATTCTAGTGCAGATATGGCTCGCCTTAAGGCTTATCTTCCAGCGCTTGAAGCCGCAGCAGCACTTCCAAACTCATCTGAAGCATATAGAAATTACGTTAGATTAGTTAGAGCCAACCTCGCAGGAGGGGCAACCACTCAGTGACAACTGACCGCGAGTTAGCGACAACACTTGGTGCAGAAAAGCAGAAAAATTCTGCGTTTGATGCAATGGGTGAATTCAATAGATATTATAATAAGGCTGGTAACGCATCTTTAGTGCTGCCATTAGACTTTGGTAAAGCAGTTCCAGTTGAAGCACGTGGACAAATGATTGGTGCTTTTAGTCCAAGAGGGCGTACCTATGTGAGCCCATTGTATTACAGCCCAGTTACTAATCAAGAACAACCAGTTGACCCAAATAAACCAGGATTCTGGCAGAGTGTTGGAAGTGCTTTAGAAAAATCTTACAATTTTGCTAGTCAGGCTGTTTCTTTTGGTTTACAAGCAAATGATAAAAATAGTCCTTTGTGGAGTAGTGGAATTTTTAACCCTACAAAACTTCGTGATACGTGGGATGCGGCACGAAACATCTCCCCTGGCCAAGCAGGATTTACTGAATTGGCACAGGGCGCTGGTCAATTACTACAACCAGTTGACATGATAAATTCTTTGGCTAAAAAAGTTACAGGCCAAGAAGAAACAGCAGTTGATAGACTTGCAACTTCAAACTTTCTTGCAGCCACAACTGATTTTAATATTTATGACCAAGCACAACGACAAAAAGCATTTAGTGAGCAGAATTTTGGTAAAATTGGTTCATGGATGGGTGACGTTGTTGCAAGATTTTACATCGACCCAACCATTATTGGTGGAAAAGCAATCAAAGTTTACAAGGCTGGAGCATTTACGCTCAAGGCTGGTGACGATTTAACTAAGATTCTACGCAAACAAGATGCTGCTATAGCATTTGGTGAAGATGTTGGCACAACACTTACGCGCCGTGAGCAACGAATTGCAAATACCTTTAATGACTTCATTACCGCAACCGATGACATGACAGAAGCGCAACTATTCCGCATCAAGTCCATTCGCGAGTCAGCAGCACCTGGTGCTTTATCAAGTTTAATTGCAGATGCTAATAAAATTGAAGATGTTGCAACACGCCATGCTGCAAAGATTGACTTAATTCACATGGCAATGGGCGATGCTGATGCATATGCACGTCTAGCACAGAGCAATCGACTTCTTGCTGCCAAGGTTGGCGCGCTTAATATGGAAGTTGATGGAGCAAAGTACCTTGGTTCAGGTGTCGATGACATGGGACAACCAGTATTTGACTATCTTAACAAGGGTCCCGTACTTGAAAAGGCAGAAGAACTCATTGTAGAGTATCAGTCCAAGATGGACGAGATATATCGCAAGATGTCTGCTGAAGGCACACTTAACCCTACATTAGTTCCACGCATTGACGGACTTAGCAATATGCGTAACTATATGGCTAATAGTCAGAACTTTATCGATATGCGTACAGGTTTACCTGGCGCTGTTGTGCGATTCCATACTGGATTCTTCTATAAGCGTCCAAAGACGTGGATTGACTTTGGCGATAACCAGAGTATTCAAACAGTTGATAACCTATTGAACCGTGTTGTTGGTGTATCTGAAAGGCGTGCAGCAGTATTTGCTGAAAGAATTGATGAAGTCACTGCCAAAATTAAAAGTGGCCTGCTAAACAAAGAAGATTTAAAGGTTGCCAAGAATGAACTAAAGAAAGTTCAGGCAGATTTTGATAAGGCTCACTTTACTGTAGCCCGAAAGAACGAACTCTTCTCTAAGTATGCTCAAGCATTGGGACCTGATGAGCGCTCACTAGTATATCAGCAAATTGAACGAGAACTATTTGACACAATTGCTTTGCAATTTGGATACTCTAAAGAGCAGATTGCTACAGCATACAACGTATTTGCTAGTGGTCGCACTAGAACTATTAACCTTATCAAGGAACGTTCTTATACTGGAGCAAAAGACCCAGTTACTGGTAAGAAACTTGGCGCAAAACTAGTTGCTATCCCAGACTCAGAAGGTCTAACACACGTCCTTCCATTGCCGCTGAACGAATCACAACTGATGCGTGAAATGGCCACCCTTGATATTGATACAATGTACAAGGTTCTTGGTCGCTATAACCGCGCTGAGTCTCTTGATAAACTAGGTGCAGTACAGAACATTTATAAAGGCGCAATCCGTGGCAAGAATGCTATTGGAGATGTAGTAGATGGCATTGACCAGATGCTCAAGTTCCAGGTTCTTGCTCGCCTTGGTTACCCTGTGCGTAACATTACAGAAGGTAGCATGCGTATCATGACTGCTGTGGGGCCACTGGCTCTCGCTCATGCTGCTACTGCTGGAACAAAGAATATAATTTTTAATGGTCTTGCTAAGTTTGGAATGCGTGACGTATTCAACTTTGCTGAACGCCATGACTTGGAAACACAGCGCGTGATACTTGAGGCAATCAAGGATACATCTGATAATCCAATGGATATTCAAAGCCAGATTGATGAAATTACTGAGTTGCTTACAACGGGCAAAGGTGATAAGCAGAAGTATGGTGTAGGAACTATTAATATCCTAGGCCATACATTCGAAGATGCTAAGGGTATGACACCAGAACAAGTAAGATTCATTGAAGATAAATTTGTTAACAACGCATCAAAGATTTTTGAAGACATCATTAGCAAGAGCAAAGTCAAAATGGATAATGCTATGCAAAATACGGGTGACTTTGTTGATATTGCTGGTAATGACCCGCAATGGGCAGAAGCGTATCTTCGTGTAGTTAACCGTCAAATGCGTAATCCTAACTCCTTAACTGGTAGAATTATGCGTGGCCAGTCATTTGATGATGTAGTAACATGGCTTAAGACAGATGCACAAGGCCAACGCACAATGCGAGTTATCGGTGCTGCACGTGGTGGAGAATCAGCAGAAGAGATTGCACGTATTAATTTCGAGAACGTACGTCATATGTTCCCTGATTGGGTTAGCCCAGAGTTAGTACAGACTGCAGCAAAACGCAATCTTACAGCAGATGACATTACTAAGTTCTTTGGAACAACCAATACTGCAGAATTTCCTGTAGTTAATGGTGCTCAGATTGCCATTCAAAATGGTATGCACCCAGTGTCTAAACTATATCATGGACTTCTTGAGAAGTTCTATGAAAAAGCAGGACAGGTTCCAGAAAATACATTTACCAAGTCACCATTATATGTGGAATTATACCGACGACGCTTGGCTGCTTTGGTTGATAGAGCAATTCAAACAACTAAAGGCGACACCTTATCTCCAGAATACATGAAGAGCATGGAGTGGAAAGCACGTCAGTTTGCACGTTCTGAGATGAAACGCACACTTTATGATATCAGTGAGCGCACAGATGCAGCATTCTCATTAAAGTATTTCTTCCCATTCTTTGGAGCATTCTCCGATGTTATGGAAAAGTGGGGAAGAATGGTTATTGATGACCCTTCTGTTCTTGCTAAGTTATCAACCGTCTATAACTCACCTGACCGTGTAGGTTTAACTGAGGAACGAGATGGTAAGACATATATTAATGTGCCATCAAACTGGTCCAAGGCTATGGGTATTGACCGTAAACTGTCAATTCCTAAAGCAAGTCTTAACCTAATCTTCCAAGGTGGAGCGTGGTGGAACCCAGGTTCTGGCTGGTTCATGCAAGCAGCAGCATCTGAGTTAGTAACTAAGTATTCAACACTTGAGTCAAATAGATTAATCCAAGAGATTCTTCCTTATGGCCCAACAGTACAAGGTGCAAACATAGTTGACAAGGGCAGAGATGTTCTTATCCAGTCAGGTGGTCTACGCAAGGTTCTTGCTGGATTTGACCAGAATGACCCACAACGTGCTAACCTTACAGCATTGATTCTTGCTGAAGAGATGACTAATTACGAACAAGGACGTCGTGATACAGTCCCTACAAAGCAGGAAATTAATGACCGCGCAATTAGAACTATTGCACTTGAAGCAGCGGCACGTTTAGTTCTTCCATTTGCATTAAATACAAAGTCACCTTACCAGTTCTATATTGATGAGTTCCATCGCATGCGCTCAGCAGACCCTGAGAATGCAAAGATGAACTTCTATAATGCATACGGTGAGCAATACTATAACTTTACTATAAGCCTATCTAAGAACAATACAGGCATATCTGCTACAACAGATGCGTTTGAACGTTCAAAGAAACTATCTGACCTTGTTGCTAAGAATCCAGAATACGGTTGGTTTGTCGTTGGAGATGCCAATGCTGGAGCATTCTCTCCTACTGCATATGGAGCACAGTTCTCTCAACCTGTCGCACCTGGTTCTACTGTCAAGTATCGTTCTAAGCAAGACCCATATGAGGCATTTGCTAAGACTCAGGCTGACAAAGGATGGTTACTTTACAAGCAAGGTATGGCATGGCTAGAGTCACGTCGTATTTCTAATGGATTTACAAGTCTTAATTCTAAAGGCGCAGAGTATCTTGCTGCTAAGAAGCGTGAGTTTATTAATAACTTAACAAAAGAAAATCCAGACTGGGGCGCAGCATATACCCAGATTGACACTGGAAAGGTAGTTAGTTTCCTACGCTACGCTACAGAGATATCGGCTGACAAGCGCTTGGCTGGTCGTCAAGACATAACAACACTTGCTGAGTATGTTGCTGGTCGTGAATTCATTATCAATCAACTTCAGTATCGCCCAACAAAGAACCTTGATGCTGATTCCAACATTGACCTACGAGAAAAATGGGACACATTCGTAGGCCAACTATTAAATAAAGATGTTACTTTTGGTGATATCTACTCACGCATCTTGGATAAAGATGACCTATCAAGGAGTATCGGCTAATGGCTAAAACACTTAATGAGTGGAAACTATACTATAACCAGACTTATGGTATTACCGATGTAACAGAGTTGAACAACCTTGCTAGAGAATCAGTTGCTCAAGATAAAGATGTTAGATTAACTGGTCCAGGATTGCCAGGAACTACTACTACTGGTTCGTCAGCATATTCAACATTAACAGGTAGCACAACCGTTGTTGGTCCTGGCGGCATTTCGACTGGTAAAGTATACCTAGGTCCTGGCAATACTACTTCAGCAAAGAACAGACCTTTTGATGTTACATCAGATAAGACTGATACAGTAGATAATCAAATTGCTGCGTACTATAAATGGGATACAAAGCAACGTGATGCTTTCCAAAAGAAACTTAACGGTCTAGGATACGATGCAACTTTTGAAAAGTTGCCAACTATCTGGGCAATGGCTGTAAACGATTCATCTCGTTACTATACAGCATCCAACGGTAAGTCAAAGTTAACACCTGACGATATCCTTAAAATGTATGCACCATCAAAGAACACTGCTCCAAGTGTAAGCATAAGCGTTCAGAATGTGGACCCAGCAACTCTTGATAAGCGCATTAATTCAAGCCTTCAAGACTTGCTAGGCAGAAATGCAAGTGATGAAGAGAAGGCTAAGATTCGTCCAGTTATTCTATCAATGCTGCAAAAGGGAACCAAGACAGTAACGACTCGTTCTGGAAATGTAAGTAAATCAGTTACAACTCCTGCAGTCAGTGATGCTATGGTAGAACAAAAGATTACAGAGTTTGCAAAAGAAACAAGTCCTGAGGACTACCAGCGTCAAAAGGCGTTTGGCTTTAACAGCGAGATGAAGAAGATACTTTCGGGTGGTATGTAATGGCTGACAAAGATACAAATGCTTTAGCAAAACAGCAGGCTGATGCTTATGGTGTTACCCTTGCTCTTGTCAACATGTTCCCTGAACTTAATAAGGCTTGGGACTATTATTTAAAAGAAGACTATGGCAAGTTTAAACAAGAAGTTCTTAACAGTTCATTCTATAAGAATAACAATGCTACAGCACGTGACCGTCTAACAGCCAAGGCTGAACAACCAGGTGTATACGAGCAGTCATATCAGAATTATTTTGAATCAACTAAAGATAGACTCATCAAAAATGGTGTTAAACTTGATGACATAACACTTGCCCAAATTGCTCGTACAGCATACGACACTGGTATGAGCGAGAATCAAGTAGACATGCTTGCACTCAAGCACAATACTGGCCCACTTGGCGGCAATACTTTAGGTACTATCTCTGAACTTAAAAATTATGCTGAAGCATTTGGCGTAGACTACAATAAGGCTTTCTGGGATGAAACATCTACTAGCCTGTTTGCTGGAGATACAACAGCAGAAGACATTAAAGGCAAGATTCGTGAACTATCAGCAAGCGCTTTCCCAGCATACGCTGATGGGATTATGGCTGGCAAGAGTATCTACAATCAAGCATCTTCTAAAATTAACTCAATGGCACGACTTCATGAGATTGACCCTAATTCAATTTCACCAACAAAAACAGCAGCACTACGCAAGGCGCTTCAATACGTTGACCCAACTACAGGCAAGTCAGCACAGATGCCTGACTGGATGTGGGAAGAGCAACTTCGCAAGATGGATGCGTGGAACTACACAAACAATGGTAGGGATACCGTTGACGGATTGGCAACAACTGTCATAAGAGACTTTATTGGAGGCGTGTAATGGCTGATGAATTCGTACGCGATTTAAAGAAAGAAAAAGAATTAGTTGCATCTGGCACATTTACACAGGAGTATCTTGATTCACGTGGTGGTGTAAATTCAGAGTACTACTATGGCGATGTTCCTTCATATGCTCGTCTAAGTTCCACTGAATATAAAACAGTTACCAATAAAGATGGAACAATTAATACTGCAGCACAGGCTGCCTTGTATCAAAAGAAGGCTTATGATTATTTTATAAGTCAAGGAGCGGACCCATCTTCTGCTGCTAAGAAGGCATCTGGCGGGTATGGCAAGTATGCAATTTCTTTTAAGGACCCAATAACTGGCAAAGACGTTACAATAGAATCAGATGATAGAGGTTCTGTTAGAGGCACTGGTGCTACCAATGAAGAAATTTATTCAACAACAGGCGGATATGATTCTAATGGAAACAAAGTAGAAGGCGGAGTATATAACTCGGCTGGAGTATTCGTAGGTAATGACGCAATGACATCTACTCAATACTCAGATAGAAAAAATATCATGGATGTCCTGACAATGCGATTCAAAGAATACAATCTTGAAGCATTGGTCCCAACTATCCAGAAACTTGCAGCCGAAGGCGCAAGCGATGCAACTATTACACTTGCCCTCACTGAAAGTGAAGCCTACAAACAAAGATTTTCCGCTAATCAAGACCGCATCAAGGCTGGATTAACGGCCCTAAGACCTGCAGAATATCTATCTCTTGAAGATACATATCGCCAAGTATTGCGTTCATACGGACTTACACAGTTTAGCAATGACGCATATGTAAAGCAATTTATCGCACAGGATGTATCACCAACCGAACTTAATAACCGTGTGGTTACAGCAGTTCAGCGCGTACAGAATGCTAGCCCTGAGACAACACAGATGCTACAGCAATACTATGGCTTAAACCCATCAGACATTGTTGGATATGTACTTGACCCTAATTCGCAGTTGCCTAAAATTCAACAGCAAATTACTGCTGCTGAAATTGGCAGTGCTGCAGCGCGTCAAGGACTTTCTTCTGGCAAGGGTGTTGCTGAAGCACTTGCTGCTCAAGGAATCACTGGCGCTAAAGCACAAGAAGGCTATGCTACTATTGCTGAGTTGCTTCCAACGGCTGAAAAACTTAGCGCTATCTACGGCAGTACTGTTGGTCCTTACGGACAGACAGAAGCCGAGCAAGAAGTATTTAATAGCCTAGCGTCTGCACAGCGTGCTCGACGTAAACTATCTGCTACAGAAACTGCAACATTCTCTGGCCAGTCAGGTGCATCTAAGGGTGCATTCTCAACTGGCTACTTGAATAGACAATCCCCAGCAGGTCAGTTCTAATATAGAATCCTATGCGGACCTATCGGCCCCGTATGGTGTATAAGACCGATAGCAAGAGCCAGCCTATTTCCCCGAATAGAACTGTGGCTTGCGACTACAACGAATAGAAGGGTGGGTTGCTATGAGCAACAACTACTGGGACGAAGAAGACGATGACCTCGATACAAATGAGTATGCAGGCGACGGCAGTGACTTACTTAAAAAGTTACGCAAAGCCAAGCGTGCAGATGAAAAGCGTATTAAGGAACTCACTGAGCAACTTGAGAGTATCTCCAAGGTGCAGCGTGAGCGAACCGTCAAAGAAGTCTTGGAAAAGAAGGGCGTAAACGCTAAGGCAGCACGACTAGTCCTTAAAGACTTGGATGATGTTAACGAAGAATCAGTATCTAACTGGCTCGATGATAACGCAGACTTGTTTGGATTAACAGTTGCTTCTGAAGAAGTTTCGACAGAGACACAGATTGACCGCGCAGCATTGCGCCAACAAGATGCTGTCACATCGAACGCGCTTACCCCAGACCGAGCAGAAGACATTGGTCTTCGAATTGATAACGCCGAATCTATGGATGACGTGCTATCAATCCTGCGCTCACAGGGATAATATCCGTTCATAGTCACATCGAAAGGTGACAAATGCCAAATTCATACGTATCCACAGGTTCTTCCTCACTCGGAGGTACCGCTGGTGGTGCTGGTCTAGTCCAAAAGGCTTATGACCGCTTATTGGAATTTGCTCTCCGTTCTGAACCACTAATTCGTTCAGTCGCAGACAAGCGTCCAACAAACCAGACAAACCCAGGTTCAACAGTTGTTCTACAACGTTACGTTGACCTTTCAGCAGCAACAACTGCACTCACAGAAGACACTGACCCAGATGCAGTAGCAATGTCTACACCAACATCTGTAACTATTACTCTTAACGAGTATGGTAACTCAGTGTTGGTGACACGTGCGTTGGAACTCTTCAGCCTCGCTGATGTAGACCCAGCAATCGCTAACATCATTGCATTCAACCTTGCAGATTCTATTGATTCAGTCGCGATGACAACTCTTCGCGGTGGAACAAACGTAATCTACTCAGGTTCAACTGCAACATCAACAGCAACAGTTACTGCTGCTGCAACACTCTCTTCTGCAAACATCCGCAAGGCTGTTGCAAAGTTGCGTGCTAACAAGACAACTGCCCGCAAGGGTTCACTCTACTGGGCTGGTATCCACCCAGAAGTTTCACACGACCTTCGCGCCGAAACAGGCTCAGCAGGTTGGTTGCTTCCTAACCAATACGGTTCTGCACAAGACCGCATTTGGGCAGGAGAAATCGGAACATACGAAGGTGCTTACTTCGTAGAGTCTCCACGTCTTTACAATGCGACAGACGGTGCATCATCTGCACGTGTTTATCGCACAATCTTGGCAGGACAGCAAGCGCTTGCAGAAGCAGTTGCTGAAGAGCCACACGTAGTCATCGGACCAGTAGTTGACAAGTTGATGCGTCACCGCCCAATGGGTTGGTACGGCGTACTAGGCTTTGCACGCTACCGTGAAGAAGCACTATACCGAATCGAATCAGGTTCATCAATCGCTTAATTGATTGACGGGTAGGCAGGGGGCAACCCCTGCTTATCAGTAAGTTCATTAAGGAGAACAATGGCAAACTGGACATTCCAAACACCATACGTACTTGAGGGTCCATCTGGTGGACATCGCTTGTTTTACTTTGCCAAACAACGCAAAGGAATAACAATCCTTAAGTCTGGCAGTACATACTCACAGGCAAGATATTTAATGGATTCAGAATTATCCACATACACAGCAGTATACCGTGGTGGATATAAGTACATTGTAGACGATACAGAAAAAGCAGCACTAATTGCAGGGGGCGTCGGTGTCACAGCAGCAAACTTTACAGCAGTCTGATTGCGACCATATAAGTAAAGTTATTAGTTGGGACTATGTTCTAAAAGATGGACAAATGGACCAGTATGTATCTTTATATGGTTGCACATTATGCGATGCAACAAGCAAAGAAATTTGGCCAGGTTTTGGAGAAATGAAATCCAAGGCTAATGGCCATGAAATGGGAGACCCTTGGTGCGATTGTTTTGGTTGCAAAGCCAAGACACTTCAGTTAAATGCTGGAGATGCAACAAGAGATATACCTGACAAAAAATGGACTTCCGAGTTGAAAGAATACAAGAAGGCTATAGGCGAAGGTATTCGTCCAGCAGGAACAACCTATGCTCATATCGAGCAAGCAAGAGCAGCATCAGAAACTTTAGGTACAGCCTATAACGCAGAGACTATGCCTAAAGCAAAGAACATAACCAAAAGAACTGCGGAAGTCATGAAAGAGATAGGACAAGTCTAATGTCAGTTAAAGGCGAAAAGTACAAGTCAATGGCAGCAATGAAGAAGCATGAAAAAATGGAATCACCTGCTATGCGTAAAAAAGAATACGGCACAAAGAAGAAGGCTGTTGCAAAGAAGATGGGCAAGAAGAAGTAAATGGCTGGCTATCTAGAGAACCTCATGAATGAGGCTAAAGATTATAAAAAGGCTAGAAACAAAACTTCTGAAAGTTCTTACAAAGGCAGCACCTATCCACCAAATGATATGGCTCAAGGTGGCAAAGGGCGCGAGTATTATAGAACACAGGCAAGTGCTGCTCGAGATGTAGAAGATGCACAATTCGGTCAAATGATTGGCGCTCTTGTTCTAGGTCGTAGTTACGACAACAAGACTGGAAAGCAAGTAAAGAGAAAATGAAAAAAGCAGCCAAACTAAAGAAGGTCGCTAAAGTCATGAAGGAGTTCAAAGGTGGAACTCTTCACTCTGGCAAAAAAGAACCTGTAGTCAAGTCGAAGAAGCAGGCAATCGCTATCGCTCTGAGCGAAGCAAAGATGGCTAAGAAGAAGTAATGTCCAGCGGGCAAGGCCATGTCAAGGTTAGGTTTAATAAGACCCAAATCAAAGATGGCAAGATTGTAATACTCCGCAAGGATGGCCGTATAAAGGCCTACAAGGACCCTAAGACGGGCGAAATCATAAAGGACAAGCAATGACAGACCCAAGACTAAAACGAGCAGGCGTATCGGGTTTTAACAAACCCAAGCGTACACCTAACCATCCAACTAAGTCACACGTAGTTGTTGCTAAATCTGGAGAACAAGTCAAGACTATCCGTTTTGGACAGCAGGGCGTTCAGGGCTCACCTGATGGCTCAGCACGCAATAAAGCATTCAAGGCAAGGCATGCAAAGAACATTGCTAAAGGCAAAATGTCTGCAGCATACTGGGCGGATAAAGTTAAATGGTAAAGAAAGCATTCTGGGATAAAAAGAATCCAAAGAAAAAATCAACTCCTTTAACTCCAGCACAAAAGGCAAAGGCTAAGGCTTCCGCCAAGAAGGCTGGAAGACCATATCCAAACTTAATAGACAACGCAGCAGCAAAGAAAAAATAAACAAAGGTGGGGACAATGGAAAAAGATTCAATAGCAATGGCTTGGTGTGACAACGGAATGGTTGACGGCAAGTTCATGCAAGGCGTTACAGATGTACTACTCAAGTCTGGTGTTAAGTTTAGTACTTCACTCAGAAGTGGTGGCAATCAGATTGCTCGTCAGAGACAATCATTGTTTGACTATTGGGCAGATAAGACTAGTTACGAGTGGATTCTATGGGTCGACTCCGATGTAGTAATTAGTCCAGCAACATTTAAACTACTGTGGGACAATAGAGATGCTGAGAAGCGTCCATTAGTAACAGGCGTATATTTTACAACAGATAACCCTGAAGAACCTCTAATGATTCCTATGCCTACAGTATTTAGTTTCACAAACAAAGGTGATGGAAGTTTTGGTTTATCCAGAGTTCATCCATTACCAAAGAACGAACTTATCAAAGTAGATGCAGCAGGATTTGGTTTCCTTCTTATGCATAGAAGCGTGATTGATAAAGTACGAACAGTGGCACCAGAGGGACAGGTGTTCATGGAGATGGGCAGAGGAACAAAGTTTATTGGAGAAGACATCTTCTTCTTTGCACTATGTGACAAGGCCGAAGTTCCAATTCACTGCCATACTGGAGCAACCGCACCGCATATGAAACGATTCTCATTCGACGAGCATTACTACAATGCTTTCTTTGGGCAAGCACCGCAAGAAGAGAAATCAAAACTGATTACTCCTAAAGATGCTAAAACCAAAAAGGGCTTAATCATACCATAAGAAAGGCACATAATGGCATTAGGAAAAGCAGGTAGTAGCCTGACTCAAGAACTTAATCGTCTTGCTGGCATTACCAATGTTGCTAATTACCTTGACGAACAAGGTGCAGCAAACGCATACGCTAGTACAACTGGACTCGCAACTGTAGGTGCTCTCAACATTAAAGCATCATCATCTCGCACAAGAGACAAGTTTAAAGATATTGACGGTATCTGCAATGAACTTGCTGGGACAACAGGATTAGCAGCACCTGCTGCATTACGGAGCATAAACGCATAATGCCAACATTATCAGATATGATTGATGAGGTTAAAGTCAACCTCCAGGGTTATACCCTTCGCCAAGATAGAATTACATACGTAGCAAATGCTGGAGGATTAACTACTTCTACTACAACTGTTACAGTTGGTTCATCTAGTAACCTTGCAAAAGGTATTATTGAGATTGACGATGAGTTGGTACTCGTTGATACCTATGACAAGGCATCTAACACACTTACAATTATGCCAGGCTTTGGCCGTGGCTATCAGCATTCAACTGCAGCAACACATAATCAATATGCTCCAGTTATCCTTGCCCCAGCATTTCCTAGAGTATCAATCAAGCAAGCAATTAACGACACCATTGCCTCCTTGTATCCTAAGTTATGGGCAAACGCAACAACTACTCTTACATACAATCCAGCGGTTACTACCTATGAGTTGCCAGCAGGGATTGAGGACATAACTACATTATCATGGCAGGCAATTGGACCTTCTAAAGAATGGATTCCAATTAACAATTGGCGCATGGACCCAATGGCAAATACAACTGCATTTGCATCTGGAAGTTCCGTGTCTATCCATGATAGAATTACGCCAGGACGCACAATCCAAGTAGCCTATCGTAAGGCTCCAACAATTTTGACTAACACATCAGATGAGTTCACAACAGTATCTGGCTTGCCAGCATCTTGTCGTGACGTGGTAGTATTAGGCGCAGCCTATAAGATGCTCTCATATGTTGATGCGGGACGAGTCAATCTTACTTCGGCAGAGGCTGATGCAGCAGATACTAAAACACCATCTACCGCAGGCACATCTGTATCGAAGTATATCTTTGCTCTCTATCAACAAAGACTTAATGAAGAGAGTTCCAAGATGTCAGGTCAGTACCCAATTCGTCCTCATCGCATAGGCTAAGGAAATATAAATGGCTAGAAAATACTCCAGTATCAGCGTAGCGACAACGCTCAACGGTACTATCTCATCATCTACAACAACCATTCAGGTTGCTGCTGGTACTACTGCACTACTCCTTGGTGGAGTAACTCTTGCACCAGCCAACGTAGACCAGTTTGCAATTGCTATTGACCCAGATACAGCATCTGAAGAAATTGTTTTTGTTACTGGCGTATCTGGTGACATTCTTACTGTAGTCCGTGGTCGTGCTTCTTCAACAGCACTTACACATACAACTGGTGCAACTATCCAGCACGTACTGACTGGTGAAGATTTAGATTTCTTTGGAAGTACGGCACCAACATCTTATGTTACCGCTAAAGGTGACTTGCTTGCTGCAACAGGAGCGGGTGCGATTGCACGTAGGTCAGTAGGAACTGACGACCAAGCACTTGTTGCAGACTCAACAGCAGCAACTGGTGTTTCTTATAAAGGAGCAGTTTTAACTACTTCTTTTATCAAAGGCTCATTAGCGGTAGGTACTGGTTCAGGAACATATTCAATTCAAGCAGTAGGCGCCAATGGCGAAGTTTTAACAGCAGACTCAACTCAAGCAGATGGTGTCAAATGGGCAGCGGTAGATACGGGTAACGTAGAACTTCCGTTCATTATGGGCGCTTACTAAGAAAAGGAAAATAAATGCCAACAAACAGCCCCGCGGTACTTTATCGCGGAAACCCACAATACGGAGCAACCAACGTTGTAAGAACTGTCACAACGGCTGCACTTACTTCCAACTTGGTAACGCTCACATTTGGTTCTAACCACGGTCTAACACAGGTTGGAACTCTTATTAACGTCCAAGGAGTTGGAGCAGCCTACGATGGTCTATTCCCAGTCAACTCATTCCCTGGTCTCAACACAGCAACTTATGTAGTTACTAACGCAAACATTGGTTCAGCAGCAGTAACACCTAATGGTTCAGCAATTCTTAACTCAGGTGTAACTGTTGGTGGTGCTATCTCTAACGTAGCAATTGTTAACTATACAGCACTTGTCTCTACATCAGCAGCCCATGGATTGGCTATTGGAGATATTGTTCAAGTAAATAGTGGCAATACTGGAATTAACGGAACTTGGGTAGTAACTTCAGTTCCTTCCGCATCTATCTTTACATTCTTATCATCAACTCAGACACTTGCGTCTACCGCAATTACTCAAGGTGCTTTTGCTAAGGCTCCAGATGTGTATACAGTTCCAGCATCTACAACTGCAATTCTTACAAATATTACAGTTACAAATCCATCAACTGCTGGTGCGCTTTTATCAATATCTATAGATGGTGTTCCATTAGTTAAACAATTAACAGTTGCTGGAAACGGAACAACACTTCTTGATATTAAACAAGTTGTTGGAACTACAAAAAAAGTATCAATTCTTGCATCAATCCCACAAGCAGACGTAATGATTTCAGGAATGACGGTGGTGTAATATGGGTCTAACTTATCAACCAATAGCAGCAGGTGCTAAATTAAGAAACATTTATACTACTTCAAGCACAACAACAATTCCAGGTTTATCAACTGCTAGTCCTTTTACTGTCTATGTAGTTCTGACCGCTGGCGGTGGCGGGGGTAGTTCTCCTGGCATGAATAATAACGTTGGAGAATCTGGCTGCGGAGGTGGCGGTGGTGGTGGTGGTTTTGTTGCATTTGGAACAATTCCTATGTTTGGCAATATTGGTTTCTCAGTAGGCGCTGGCGGGGCAGGTGGAGGCGCGAATGCTTATCCTTCATCTCCAGGAAGCGCTGCAACTTCAGGTGGTAGTACAAACTTTGCTGGTTTAATTGCAACTGGCGGTACTTGTGGAACAAATCCAACTAGTCCTAGCCAAGCAGTAGGATTAGCAGGTGGTGCAGGTGGCAGCGGCGGAGGAGGCGGCGGCGGTGGTGGTTACGGCGCTAACGGAACTGGTGGCGCTGGCGGTGCAGGTGGTGCTAGTGGCGCATCAGGCACAGCAGGCACAGCAGGTTCAGGTTTTGCTAGCAGCAATTTTTCTGCAGGTACTTTTGGAACTGGAAGTTTAACTACTGGCTCTCCTGGCGGAGGTGGCGGTGGTACTGCTTCTAGAAACAACAATACAACTGTTGTTGCAGGCGGTGCTGGTGGTGCTACTGGTTCTTGGGGTGGCGCAGGAGGTGCTGGCGGAGATGGTAATGCTGCTACTGGAACCGTTGCTCAAGTTGGAAAGGCTGGTTCTGCTGGTACTGCTCCTGGTGGTGGCGGTGGAGGTGGTGGTGGTGCAAACTTAGGTAGCACTGGTAGCGCTTCTGGCGTAAATACAGGTGCAGGTGGCGCTGGCGCTGCTGGTCAAATTTATTTATACTATTAAAATTATGTATAAATTAAATACAATGTATGCGGTATTACATACCGATGATAAAACAGTTGTTGACGTAATACCACCCGATAGAACAATTGAAGAAATAACTAAATGGGCGGATGGCAGAAAGTTAATTGAAATGACTTTTGAAAACAGTCCTGGAGTTATAATGGGAACTTATGAAAATGGTAAATTCTATCCACCGAAAGGATATAACTAATGGCTAATTTTGCCGTAATTAAAGATAATTTAGTAACAAATATTATTGTTGCTGAAACCAAAGAAATTGCTGAATTAGTAACTGGATTAACCTGTATTGAGTATACACAAGAAAATCCTGCTGGTCCAGGATGGTCATATAATGGAAATAGTTTTGCTCCTCCTGCGTAAATATAATTATTTATAGTCTATACTATTAATGACGTAAAACATCTGCAAAGAAAAGGGACAAAAATGTTCAAAAGAAAAAATAAACCAGAAATTACTGTAGTTGCTACAATGGTAGGAATGACTGAAGATAAGTTAATAGCCCCAGTAGCGGCACATAAATTCTACCCATCTTGGTGGAAAGATATGCCAAGAGATTTGCCTTGGGGTGATTCATCTTATAGAAAAAGAGGAACCGTTAAGGTATGCCCGTCTTTTGTTCATTGGTTTAGCAAAGGAATTATTATTCCAGCGTGGTGTGACATGACATTAAAGTATAATTCTATAACAAAAATGTGGAATTGGACTGCTGGAAGGCAATCTAATTACTCTATTGATGTCCATGAGAATGACCAATTTTTAGACCATGCTGATTATATTAACAAGGGATTACAAACAGAATTTATATTTAAATTAATTTGTCCTTGGCGTATAATTACACCTAAAGGTTGGTCTGTTTTACAAGTTCCATTGTTTTATCACTCTGAACAAGAGTGGAGCGTTTTGCCAGGAATAATTGACACAGATGTTCACCATCAAATAAATCAACAAATTGCTTATTATGGAAAAGGTAAAGAAATCTTTATTCCTAAAGGAACTCCATTAGTACATTATATGCCATTTAAAAGAAGCAAAACAACTTTAGAAATTAGAGATGAAACTGCAAATGATAAAAGAAAATTTCAAGTTTCTTCTAATATTATGGAATCTGAATTTAGACACGGATATAAAAATCTACATCAAGAATAAAGGAATACAATTAATTGCTTAATTGTGATTACTGCGATAAAGAGTACGAACCTATAGCCACTCGTTGGCTATGTCCACATTGTCATATGAAATCTAACTGTTGTGAAGGAGCGCCCTTAAATGGCGATTAACAAAGACGTAACGGAAGACTTACCGTATTCCTTATCCAACCCTATCTCCTCAGTTAGTTATACACCGACAGCCGAGGACTACGATGTATCATTTGGTGTTTATCCGTTCTTCCTAGGAACTACGGATGAATTTCCATACCGTCGTCAGACAGCCCCATATCGCAAGCAACAGATTGACCAGAGTAATGAACCTGGTGAGCAGTCACTATCTAACTGGTGGCTCCGCTCCCAGAGTTCATTCCACAAAGGTGCTGGAATTAGATTCTATGACCCAACTGCTGGTGAAACTGTACCGTATCGCTTTACTGATAGCCGTGGTGTAGATGTATGGACTAAGGGTAAGGTTACACTTCTTAAAGATGTAACACCTGTACACCTTACAACTGGAACAATCCGTGCCAATGGTCGTCCTGCTCAGTACTCTCGTTCTGTTCGTTATGGAACAACAAATGGAGTATTGCTTGCGGATGATTACGATGTAGATAAAATTACAGATGCTGGTCAAGTTCACTTTGTTGATTATAATTCTGGTACAGATACACCTGTATTTGCTATATGCGATGACGGACAGTATGCTTACTGGCTAACCAATGCAACTTCAGCAAGCAGCAAGTTGACTGTATATAAAAAATTACTTACTCAAACTTCTGCTGATGCAGACACTATGATGTTTCAACAAAACGGTGTAGTTGTAACTAATGCTGTAATGGAGTTTGTTAAAGAACGTATTGTTATGTGTGCTAACAACTCAGTATACGAGTTTGCATCCAGTGCATCTTCAATGCCTACTGCCGTATACACACATCCTAACACTGACTATGTGTTCACTAGCATTACTGCATCAGGACCTGCCATCTATGTGTCTGGTTACAATGGACTTAAGTCCGTAATTCACAAGTTTACTCTTTCCACCAATGGAACGATGCCTACCCTGACATCAGCACAAGTTGCTGCTGAAATGCCAGAAGGTGAAATTATCTACAAGATTTATTACTACCTTGGGTACATGATGATTGGTACTAGCAAGGGTGTCCGCGCTGCGACAGTTAATGACCAAGACGGTTCTATTAATTATGGCCCACTTATTGTGGAAACATCTATCCCAGTGTATGACTTTGCTGCACGTGATAAGTATATCTGGTGCACAGCCACAGTCGGAACTAGCCCAGGAACTATTCGTATTAACTTAGGCGAAGAAATTGAAACACTTCGCTTCGCTTACGCTAATGATATATATGCGCCAACTGTAACTAATGGTGCTGTATCTACTGCGTTAGCATTTATTGGAAATACATCTCGATTAGCATTTTCTACTAATGCCCTGTCTGCCGCTTCAGGTGATGAGGGTGGCAACTATCTTGAGTCTGCAACTAACTATGTATCTAGCGGATACTTACAAAGTGGATATATTAGATACGCCACAATTGAAGACAAAGTATTTAAAACTCTCCACGTAAATATGGAGAACGCCAACGGTGGGCTTACCGTTCAAAGCATCTCAAAGTCTGGCCAAGAATATACAATTGCCAACTTTGGTGCTGGTGATTTAATTGAACCATTTGCTGTAGCATTTCCCCTTGGTACTCAGGAGTATGTATCCTTTAAGTTTAACTTTACTCCAAAAACCAGTACAGTTACGCCAACTTTCTCAGCATATCAACTTAAAGCATTGCCCGCTATTGCGCGTCAGCGCTTGATTCAGTACCCTGTCTTATGCTATGACACAGAGACAGATAAGTTTAGTAATCAAATAGGGTACGAAGGCTACGCCTTTGCTCGTATTTCCCAGATAGAATCATTGGAGTCTGCTGGCGATACTATCCGTGTGCAAGATTTCCGTAACGGCGAGACATACCTTGGCGTTATTGAAGAAATTAATTTCATGAACAGAACACCGCCATCATCCAGATTCTCTGGCTTTGGTGGTATGCTTCTGGTTACAGTAAGAACGGTCTCATAATGAATGCAACAGAATGGGCTGGATTAGCAGTCGCAGTAGCAACTATCGTAGCAAGTTTTGCAGGTTTCATCCGATGGATGGTCAAGCATTACTTGTCTGAACTTAAACCTGACGGCAACGGGGGACATAACCTAGAGGGACGCATTACCCGATTGGAAACCCGAGTTGACCAAATCTACACACTCCTTTGCGAGAAGAAGTAGAAATTTATTTGCAGCATTCTGCGTAGCACTAGCAGGAAATCTTTTCTT